GACTGGGATAAGGACGCTCCTTGGCATCGGAAGAGTAACGCGACATCAAGGTTTGCAGACCATGGCACAGATCGTCGCCCCAAAGATTGAGCTGACGGAAGAGCAGGAGAAGCGGCTTGAGGCGCAAGTCCATGCCGCGCTGACAGACGCTCTTACGGTGCACAAGCATCGGGAGGATCACCTGGCGCTCTTGCTGAAGTCTTACAAGCGTGTGCCCGAGCATGCGACGAAGGACTTTCCGTGGCCCGGTGCTTCGAATGTTGTCGTCCCGCTCGTCCAGATCGTCGTCGACGCCATCGTGGCACGACTCATGAAGAGCGTTTTCGGCGTCAAGCAACAGTTCGAGGTTGAGGTCAAGTCGCCGGAATGGGAACCGAAGGAAAAGGACATCCGCGACTGGTGTGAACACTTCTTCAGCGTGTCGGGCTCGCGAGACAGGCTCCGCGGAATCTTCTATGATCTCGCTCTCTACGGCGAAGCCATTGTCAAGCCGATGTGGGTTGAGCGGAAGCGCGTGATGCACCAGTACGACGAGACTGGGCAGATGGTCGAGCAGGAAGTCACGGACTATGAAGGGCCGATTTGGCACACGCCTGCTCCGGCGGATATCGTCGATCCTCACGGGTTTGATGAGTGGGATGAGCTTCCTTGGGTGGCTGAGCGCCTACGCTTTACGAAGGGTGCACTTATCCGGGACGCGGAAGAACTCGGCTACGAGAACGTTGATGAGATCGTCGAGCATGCTCGTCCTCGAGACGACATTCGATACAAAACGAGTGCAGAGACTCAGCATAAAGAGGGTGAGGTTCAAAACCCAGACTGGCCAATTACGCTCTACGAAATGTGGGGATACTTAGAGATTCCACTCTCGTACACCGAAGGCGAGGGGCAGGAGACGAAGGAAACTTCGAAGTGGTGCGAGGTCATTCTGACGTATAGCGTTGAGGCACGGAAGTTCGTGAAGAAGGTGTACAACCCGTTCTTCGGACGGGCACGCTTCCTCAGGAAGATTCCCTACCTCGTCCAAGCGCACGAAGTTCACGGGCTTGGAGCGGCTGAACAAGCACTTCCCTTCCAGATTCAGGCGAGCACCGTACACAACCAGATCATCGACGCAGCCACTGCCGCCAACGGCGGCATAACCATTGCATCTCCAGAGTCGAATATCGGGGCCGGCGAACGAGTCCATCCTGGAAAGACCATCGTAGATCCGAACCCGGATAAGGTCCGAATACTGCATCTCGCCGAAGCCAGCAGTACTCTCCAGAACATGCTCCCGCAGATCATTCGACTCGCAGAGACCTCGACAGGCGTAAGCGCGTATCATCTAGGTATGGAGAGCGCCATTGTTGGTTCGCAGGCTACTGCCACGGGTACGACTGCGTTGATCAACGAGGGTAACCAGAGATTCTGGGTCTCCATCGATGACATGCGTGACGCGCTTGTCGAGGTGCTTTACCTCACAATTCAGCTGGTGCAGCAGATGAGCCCGGAGGGCGTCAAGATCACCGACGACCGGACGATTGTCTTTCCTCAGGGTGACGTTCGCACTTCCATCGGTCTGAAGCTTAACATGGCCAGCGAGGCCCTCAACAAGGACGTTGAGCTTCAGAACATGCAGGTGCTGATGGCCGTGCTCAATGAGTACTATGCGCGCCTCATGAACGCTGCGGCAATGATCTTCAACCCTCAGTTCCCACAAGAGCAGAAGAGCGCGGCAATTCAGATCATGACAAGCGCGCACGATATCGTCAAGCGGTTCGTCGAACGCTTCAGCGTGGAAAACGTCGATACGATCGTCCCAAACATCCTCATGGTTTTACAGCAGGCACAAGCCCAGGGACAGCAACCTGGAGCGCAGCCACCACAGGCACCACCAAATGGCGTACCGAACGGACAAAATCCCGCAGCAATGCCACCGGCAGGTCCTGGAGGTGTTCCAGGAGGAGCTCCAGTCCCTCCACAGCCAACTCCGTACGTGCAGTAGTATGGATGATATGCTACGGCTCCAGGGCAAGGCACAATTCGTGTACGGCTGGATTACAGCGCTAACGAGTCCCGTGAAAGCGGGTGAGAAGAAAGAGGGGGAGAAACCCAATGCCACTACCGGATATTGATGAACACGGGATTGTAAGGAGCGGGCCCTTTGCCGGCTTGAAGGCGGAGGAAGTCTTCGAATTCGCTGCTGCGTCGGCTGCGTCGAATCGAGAGAACAACGCGAACAACAACAACGAGCCTCCTGCACAGACTCCTGCGGATAAGCTACGGGCTGCAGCGGATGCACGAACGAATCCGATGAATCAGTTCACGTTCGCACAGTTCGAGAAGATCGACGAGGACAACTTCTCGAAGACCGTTCCGGACTACGACAAGTATAAGGAAAAGATCACCAACGTCAAGAAGACGATGTCGCCGGATCAGCGCGCGCAGCAAGGCGTGCACAAGTTCATATATCAGAACGTCAGGATGGAAGACCCGAAGGTTCAAGAGGTTATCTTCGGAACGATTCCTCCTCCAGGAGAGAAGCCTCCTACGGTTGATGATGATGGAAACCCCATTACTCCCGAGACTCCACCTGCGGACGCGGCTCCGCCGCCGACTCCAGAAGATCCTAAGCCGCCTGCTCCGGCTCCCAGGCCTGCAGCGAAGCCCGTTCCTCCTCCAGTGGCAAAGCCGACTCCGCGTAGTGCCGGTACTCCACCAGCTTCCTCCACGCCAAAGCCAACGCTGAAGGCGACACCGAAGGTGATTGCACTTGCGGAACGCTACTCGATGACGATCGACGAATACCTCGGACGCCTTGAAGAACAGGGCTACACGCAGGAACAGCTCAACAATCTCAGTCTTCCTTCATCCGCACGGGCAACGCCGTCAAGCAGACCACGGAGTATCTATGACCGATAACCCAGTCGTTTACGACCAGTTCGTCGTCCGCGACCCTGACCCCGATTTTCGGTATCGTTGGTGCAACGAGCGAGATCGGTCAATGTTGCAGAAGCTCAACGTCGGCTGGGAAGTCGACAGGACCGGGAAAAGTGAATTGCCCAGCCTCTTGCCAACGGGGCAGGAAGTCGAAGCACCCGCCGGAGGAACAATCCGCAAGCGGGGGGATCTCGTTCTGATGAGAATCCCGAAGGCAGTGTACGAAGAAAGGGTTGAAAAGCCCAGACGCCAGGCCGCCGAAAGGCAAAACGTGTCAGTCGACACAATGGTACGACAAGCGGACGAAGCAGCGAAGAAGGCTCTTCGGCAGGCCGGGTATAAGGAGTCGCAAATTCGCGAGTCCCACGTATTCGGCACGTCGGATCAGCCGGGATTCGACAACGTCCGCTGAAAGGAACTGAACAGTGGCGAATACTTGGACTCGTATCGCCTTTCGTGCTGTTCGTAATCTCGCCGGACCTGGCTTACCTTCGATTGAACTGCCCGAGGCAGCTGCGCAAGTTTTCAAGGCTGGCGCGCCTGTTGTTTTCGCAGCGGGATTCATTCAGGAGTGTGGCGCAGATCCGGTGATGATCACGGGCCTCGCAACGAAAGACGGTCAGAATCTCTCACCTGCCGGGAAGGCGAAACAGGACATCATCCTGGCGCATCCCGTCACGTTGTTTTTAGGCACCCTCGAGGGCGTATCGGCAGCGACCGATCGCGGCCTCTCTTACGGGCTCGCGAAAGACGCGCCCAGTGGAAAGTGGTATGTCGACAAGGCCGACGCCACAGCGAAACGCGTTACGGTTTGGGAAGTCTGGGAACAGTCTCAGGATGCCCGAACACCTGCGTGGGGCGACACTGCCACGCCTGTCGTCTTCTCCTTCGCTGCTCCGTACTGCAGCATAACGGCGGTTGCATAACATGGCAAGAGTCTCTACAGGCGGATTCTCCGCCCTACTCGCAGAGGGTCTCTGGCGTGTTTTGTTCAACACGCTGAACCGTCAGCCCAATCAGTGGGTTGGCGTGATGCATACGCACGAGATGAAGAAAGCCTACGAAGAGGATACCAAGGTTGCCGGTCTGGGCAGCATGGTTCCGAAGCCGGAAGGCGATCCCATTTCGTTCGATGTGCCGATTATGGGTGCGGGCGTTCGATACACGCCGGCTTCCTACGGTCTCGGGTTCCGAATCACGCGCGAGATGTGGGATGACGATCTCTACCACATCATGGACAAGATGGCCAGCGAGCTTGGCCGCGCAGCCTCCTACAAAATAGAAGTGGACGCC